TTCCATATCAAAAACAGGCATTACATCTTCATTTACTTTACGTTCTTTTTTTGATTCCATAATTGTAGGATCTTTAAACATAATGTAAGTTGGATTGGTGGTACATTTCATAACACGTTCTGTACCATCCTTCTTTGTAAATGTCACAGTAACAGGGCCGGATTTAAGATTGCCTCTCAGCCATTTCTTAAATAGGGCCGTGTCTTTTTCGCTCAGATTGCCGACGGTGGTCATTCTTTGCTCTCTAGTTCTGCAATACGTTGACGCAAATTAAAAACTTCTGCTTCTAGTTTGCTAATGTGTTCAGAAATTTGTAGCATAAACTTTTGGGTATTCTCCCCAGTAGTTTTAACCATTTCAGCTACTGACATTTTAACTTCTTCCATTTAAATCTCCAATAAAATATTTGGGTTCCAGTTTGTATCTTCACTGTAACCATCGTTTTCATAACCACGTGGGTTACATACAACTCTTGTGTTACCAATTGTGTAATCAAACGGATGATGAGTATGTCCGTGCGTCCATAGTACAATCTGTGGGTGATCCAAAATGAACTCACTCAAGTCACTGTGGTAGCCACCGTTCATCAAATGATCATTGCCGTACTGTTCGTGACAGCTTTGGAAACTTGGGCTATGATGTCCCACCACAACGCACTTTTTATCCTTGTGTTCCTGCACAATCAGTTTGATATAGGCAAGAGTCCGGTCATGGCGGATAGCAACGTCCAATGCACTCATTGTAGCATAGTTTCGTTTGTCGTTACGCACAACACGGAAGTCGTTCATCATGCCTTCAATGGCATGCATAGTCAGCGGATCACGCTTGTTCATGTTAGTCCAAAGTGTTCCGCCAACAAACACAACATCGTCAATGATCTTAGTGTCTTGTTCCAACATATAGACGTTAGGGAACTTGGCACATTCTTCACGCATGTAATCAATAGCACCGTAAAACTTACCGTGATAGAATTCGTGATTGCCCATGATGTAAATTACATGTGGGAACTGAAAACTGCAACGCTTAAAGAAATCTCTAAAACGCTGTGCCTTTTCTTGTCTACGACCTAATCCGGTACCCGCCGCAATAGCCGCTTGATCACTAGTATTACTAGGCTCGGGATGGTCGTGGAGATCCTGGGCGATACAAATATCACCACCGAGGATCAGTACATCGTAATTCTGATCATTTTGAATATTGATATCACTAAACTCTAAGTGGAGGTCAGATACCAGTTTGATCTTCATAGTTCGTTTCTTTCGCAAATGGCCAAGGTTTACCCTGACTCTCTAATATAAAACGCTTGGCATCCTCTTTAGTAAGATTGCCAGCTTCGTATTCACTAATAGCATGGCGCAATGCTTCTTCAACTAATTCGTTAAAGGTCATATCACGCTCGTGCGCTAGTTTCATGTATTGTAACAGTTCTTCATCGGTAAAGTCAACCGGAACTTGCACCCGTGTATCATAGCTCTCACCTGCACGAATGGCTAAGGCTTTTTGGATAAAGTCATCTACTACATCCAAATCCACATAGTCAACATCATCCCATGCCTCATTCAAATTAACATCGCGCATATCTGATTCCTTGCGATGTTTTTCTTGCTTGTTTTTGGCAATCATGCGATAAGCACGATCGTTAGTATAATCACACATACTAACTTCATATACCTTTTGAGTTTTGGTACTAAAGATAATACTAAAACTATATCCACCTGCGCCGTGAACACCATTCCAAGAATCTAGTGTATAGGCGTTTGGCCCGTAACAACTCCAGCCATATTCACCACCCTCGGTGATTTTATAGTCGACCAATTCCATCCATTCTTTCATTGTAATCATTTGAACACCTTTGAATCAAAAATAATTGCTGAACCTAGCACAATAAAAAATACGCCGCCTAGTGTGTCTCCAAGAGCCACGGTTGCAACTCCATTTACCACATTTATTCCACCGACAGTATATCCAATCGTTATACGGTTACGACCAAACCATTCCATAAATTTTTCTATCATAACTCTAAACCATCCTTTCTTGCTTGTTCTTCTATACGAGCATTACGCTCTGCTTCATGTACATCACACAATGTACGCACCCACCCACCACCACGGCGCTTGCCAATACCGCCACAAGTTTCACAGGCAATATCTGCCCAGGATTCTGCCATACTGACTAGTCCGTGAATATATTCGTCCCCGCCTTCGTAATAAAAACGCAAGCCGCCAAACTTTTCTTTAACTTGCATCACAACAACTTGTGGGCAAACTTCTTCTTTTTTATTAACAAATTCAATGTGCTGTTGAATACTAGAACTCAAACGTTCAATGATTGGGTACCAGCCTTTACCTACAGCGAAACCACCGTACTTGCCCGCATACATTTTAGGATAGGATTTCTCCAAACGCTTGGCAAACGTATCGTAGTCTATAAACTCTTGATCTTCTTCACTCATTGTATCTCCTAATCGTATGCTATACCTGGCATTTGTTTTTTACCTTCCCAATGATCACGTGTTACGCATAAACCTTTATGACGTACCTTCATTGGACTGTCCAAATTTACTAGCTGAATCTTTACTGCTTCGCAATCTTTTCTAGAATTAAAAGTAATAGTTTGTTTATCTATGAAGTCACCACCAGGGCTGTACATTGCAACAATTAAAATCCATGAATAGTTCATATGATACGTCCTAATCCTAAGTAGATTAAAGTTTCCAATTCTAGTTGATAGTCCTGTCCCAGTCTACGTTTTTGATAAATGGATTCCAGCACTTCTTTACCATCCCCATAGTCCATAACACCCGAACCACGTGACTCCAATTCTTCAATCAGGTCTTCTGTATCAAAGTCGCTTAGTTCAACATCTACTTCAACTTCAGTAAAAATTGTTTTATACATCACTGAACCGCCTTTACATAGTGTAGTCTAGTAACATCATTTTGATGTTTCCAGTGTTTGTTGCAATCCTTAACTTTAGCCTTAACTACAACAGCTGGCCCTAATTCAAGACTTGTTTTATTCATCCAAGATACCATCTTGTTGTTTATTATAGCATCTATATTGTAGCCTTCAAAGTTTTTTGACTTAACTGAAGAAATAATTTCTGCATCCAAATCTTTAAGTTGTGTACCAATTTCTGCCAAGTAACCTTCTTCTACAGTACGTGCGGCTTTTTTAACCTTGCTTTGAGCAAAGTCTCGATGATACACACTAGGTAGACAAGCCACATATCCAAATTGGTTTTGTTTGACTTGTTCACCGCTAAGGATTGTGTTTATGTTAGTTTGAAAATCGTTCTCGCCTTCGATTGCACTAAACAAGAATTTTCTAAAATACTTTCGAATTTCTTCTGCTAAAGTGACATCTTCCGGAAGTGTCTTAAGAGGCATTGGAGCGTCTTTTGGATCAGCTGTCCAAAGTGTATGATCCAGAGTACACAACATGAGCATCTTATTAGTGTGCTTGCTAAACAAGAAAACACCATCGTCTGCATAGACGCTTTCGCTTTCTTTGAGGTACGTACCATTGATTCGCTGTGCCGCACAAGCTAGCTCTAGAACTTGTTGGGTTGGAAACTCTTTCATGTCGCTCTCTGTATGAGTTAATATACTTTGTATTTTACACGAAGACTGCGTCCGTGTCAATCTTTTGTAGGCGTATATAAACCTTTTTGGCTAATCTTTTGAGTAACGGATTATCTATTGATTCAAATTGTCCAAAGTATGCCGCCAAATTTGGGCTAACATATTGTTCGTTAAATTTCAATCTAGCAAGAGCTGATATCCTGCTCATATATCGTAGGGCTCTATATTTTCCTAAAGTGCGACAAAGTTCTATTGCTATGCTCAAAGCATAAGCATCAAGCTCGTCATCTTCTGCTAGATAATCTTTGTAAGGAGATTGAACGTTTTCAGCATATACGTGGTATTTGCGTTTTATACTTTGTCGTTGGTGTTTGTATTCATGTACAGTAGCATCAAATATTTGTATTAAAAAATCAGTAGTATGTTTTTTATCCCATACTGCGGTTTTTTCAAAATTATGATGTACTACTACTTCAATTGGAATTTCTTTATTTTGATCATCTTCTGCATCGTAATATGCATTGACATAAAATTCCTCGTGCCCTAATCGTTTATCTCTATCGGATTTTATTTTAAGATAAAAACCACGTTCACGAAACTCCCTGCGTAACATGGTTAACAAGTTTTGAAAACTTACCCCGTGTTTGCTGTTATGTCTAACTTGATTGCAAACAGAAGATACCGTTTCCATTACTGTGTTCATTTTATAACCTATATGTTACACGACCTTTTGATAAATCATAAGTGCTCATTTCCACTCTGACATTATCGCCCAAAATAATTTTAATTTTATGTTGCTTTAGCCTGCCACCTAAGTAGGCTAATATAATATGCTGGTTATCATCTAACTGTACCCTATACATATTACCAGGTAATACTTCAGTGACCTTGCCGGTCATCTCTAACAGATCATCTTTACTCATGCTTTACTAATTATCATTTTTCCATCTTCCACTTGAATGTTAAGTGTCGTGCCTTCAACCCATCCCTGGGCTTCACAAATTTCTGGAGGAAGTTTCATAATAACATTATCTGGATCTCCAGGAATATCTTCAAATAATTCTTCGGCTGTAAATGTTAATGTTGTCATTTGTTCCCAATTATCATAAATCTTTTATATAGTGGCAATTGTAGTTCACCTTGCCACAGAACTTGTATTTTACATTGTTTTGCAAAATCGTCAACTGACTCGGCAAGCCTGACATGCTCGGCTATATTATAATTATTACTTTGAAGTACTAGCAAACTATTTTTTGGTATTCGATCCAACCATATATCATACTGTTCTTGAGTTATATGTTCGCAACTAGTATTAATAATAACGTCTCCATTTACAGGAACAGTACACATGTCATGTGTAATTGCTTTAAATCGACCTTCTTGCTCTTCTATCTTATTCATCATAGTAGCAACATGCTCGCACAACGGATCTATGTCCACGCTGGCAATATAACGAGCAGGTAAATTGCTTTGGAATATCATGCTGGCTAATACGCCAACCCATCCGCCGTGTATTTCTATACGGCTAGGTTTTGTTACAAATGGCTTTAAGTTGTCAATAAGCCATTCTTTACTTTTCATTTGTCCGCTCCAGAACGCATCGAGTGTGCGCATTGGATTGTTGCTTTCTCGGATAGCGTTCATCCAAAAATGCAAGTGTTCTGTATCAATCTTCATCATTACTCCACGGGACTGGTCTCCAGCCTAAACGATTTAAATCCAACTCAACTTCTTCGGTAACAGTACCTTCTGGTACATAGTCACGCCCATCGGTAACGTCCGGTACAGTACCGTCTAAGCCGTTGCCTAATTCTGGATTGCCAATACCGCTACAGTACCAATCAATGTAGTCACCTTGTTCACGCATGTCAGCAACAATGCCACCGGCATGGCGCCAAGAGCAACTCCAAGTTTCACCTTTCATCTCTTGCCAAAACTCTCTGCTTTGCCAAGTCATGTTACACATGGCCGCATACAGGTTTTGAGCATAGTTATCGTATTTTTTAACCTTATCGCATAGCTCTTTGCTACTACGCAAGTCATACTCCATATTGTTCTTTTGCCAAGCAGGATCTAAGATCCTTTCCTCGTCCAGTTTTTTCCAAGACTCGTACATGGCAACATAGTCAGGATTAGGCTCTTTGCCTTCTTCCTCGCAACGCTTGACATACCCGTCTTTTCGAAAGGTATGTCGTTCAGGGCTACTTGCTATTTTTGTCATTAATGCCATTTACCTTGGAAACAATGCAATACTTCGTGTGCTAGTGATTCTGGCAAAGTATCTCGTGCTGTAATAATCAAACAAGTATTCTTAGTCCAAAAGCTACAAGCTCTGCTAGGATATTGATAAGCAGGTTCTCCCCACTTTTTTCTTTCTGCATTACACGCTTCGGTTACATTGTTTGAATACTGCCAAGTGATTGTAGTGCTAGTAGTAAAATTCTTACTAGGATCAATTATGCCCATATTCTGAGCAATTGCCACATTGGAAATCAACGCTAAAATTAAAAATACTTTTTTCATAAAATGCCTTTCAGTGCCTGTGTGTTAAAATGGTGTAGACGGTAGGATTCGAACCTACAAAGCATGACTAAGTCACAAGCCTTTTCCCTCCGTTCAGTTGGGGGTCAACTTACTAGGAGGAGGTATACCATGTTCCACTCACGTCTACCATGTAAGTATACTATCGTTTGGCTAACGTGTCAATTATTTTTGAGCTCATACTGCATAACATTAAATACTGCCAGTATGAACTTTAGCCAAATTCCTTTTCAAAACATCGTTAGTTTTGGACAACAAACAATGCTCGATTCAAACTTATTTAACGTAAGTTGGATTTTAGGCAGGTTTTGTAACTATAACTGTAGTTATTGTTGGCCATATGCCCGCAGTGACAAATTGGATTATCAATCATTCGATGTTTACAAGTCTACAATAGATGAAATCAAACGTCAAGCAAGAGCTAATGGTTTTGATAAATTTCACTGGAGTTTTAGTGGAGGCGAACCTACAGCATATAAACAATTACCAGATTTGGTAAAACACCTTGACGAACTCGAAAGTAGTTACCAAAGTATACACATGACTACTAATCTAAGTCCAGGAAGCAAATGGTGGAACACTTGGTGTAATAATACTTCTTTATTACAACGCAGAAGTATTACTGCCAGCTTTCACGATGAGTTTGCCAAAGAGCAAGAGTTTGGCGACAAGTGCTTACAGTTACAATATGAGCTAGTCCACGTTACAGTTAATCAAGTTATGGTTCCGGAAAAGTTTTTTGAAACACTGGAACGCTGTGAGCGTTTACGCAAACGCGGCATCAACGTAACTCTTAAACCCCAAAGTAATGATACTGCTACTGCTATTGTAGAAGGCTATACTCCTGAAATGATTAAGATCATGCAGGATGAATATGAACAACAGGAACAATTCCAAATACGTTTAACGGATGGCGATAAAGATTATTACATAGACCAAGCAGAACGATTCAATGCTTTAGGGTTTAATAAATTCCAAGGCTGGGGTTGCAATGCGGGCTATCAGAGTGTTATAATAAGAGGTACTGAAGTTAAACGTGCTTACAGTTGTAAGGAAAATAATCTAGGGAATATCCTTACTGGTTTTGAATTATTTAAAGAACCTAAAATATGCGTTACTCCAATATGTGTGAGTAGTGCTGATAGTAAGATCCCTAAGAGGAAAATATAATGCCGGCAGTTAAACCTGGAATGATTGGCGTATTTGGCCAAACTCATTTTGAACTAGAGCATCTTGTTGACTTAACAACATTTGATGCTATCCAACTTGATATTTTAAAAGGCATGGCATTATCTAAAAAATTAACCATACGTGGACAATTTAGAAATCCAATTGTTGATGAACAGCGTAGCTATGTGTTTGACAAAGTTAAACCAATGTTCCACGCATACGAAGAATTTATGGCATTGCCTGACACTGACCCTGTGAAGCAAACAGGATTAGAAATCCGCGACCAAGACAATCATGCATTTGTTGAATTTATGAAATTCGCGTATGGTGCTCACGACCACTATACTGTTTATAATTTTTGGGACGGAGTACCGGGTTGGAAGGCTGATCCTAAAAAGCGTCCACCGAACGACATAGCAGAATACTTTCCATCATTACTAACATGGATAGAAAGTTTAATAACTGCTGGAATTTTTACACACGTTGGTCGTGCTTACATTGTTTCAGTAGACTCATTTGGAATTTCGTTTGAGCATAGAGACAACCAAGCAGACCCTCAGTCGGATACTGATTCAGAATTTATACATGTTAGACTTAATACCAAACGTCCCTTCTATGTATACAATGCAGAAACCAAAGAACGATTTTATATAGAATCACGAGTAGGGTGGTGGAATGATAAAGATACACACGGTGGAGATCCTATTGCTGAACCTGCATACGCAGTTCGCATCGATGGTGTGTTCACGGAAGCATTTAGAAATAAAATAAAAAATGAAGCTATCTCCCATTGATGCTAACTTGATGGAACAGATACCAACGCTGGCCAGCAGTATAAAAAACGGCTGGGATGGTTTAATTCCGTGGAACAGTATAGAGACTCCAACATTAAAATTATGGAAGCATGATTCTATTGAGTCCTTGGAAGATATGTTTGTCCGTGAAATGTCTAAACACTACGATAACCCTATACCAGGTGTATATCAAGTAAGGACATTATTTGAACAAGAGCAATCTATGTTAGCAATTAAAAACAAATTAACTTCTTACAAAATGGAAGATGTTAGTTACAACATAAACAAGTATGGATTGCGTGGTAATTTCGATCTTGCAAGTACAGGCAAGTCTATTGCGTTCTTTGGATGTAGTATTACTTTTGGAGTAGGCACGGCAGAAGAAGATTGTTTTACTTCATTAATTGGTAAAGAGCTAGGTGCTACAGTTTATAATTTTGGAGTACCTGCTGGAAGTTTTAGTAAATCTGTAAGACACTTTCATTTAGTATCTCAGTACAGGACTTTTGACTATGTGGTATTTTTAATGCCGCAAGTAGGAAGAATAGAACGCCCACTAGTAAACGGTAGTTCCGCAAGTGTAGAAAACATTGCACCAGCGCAAGGCGCTGACGAGGAATATAGAAAACAATTATATAGCGTGTTAGACGACACATTTTTAGAATACGAAGATTTAAAAAATATCGTATTGTGTGTTAACATTGCCAAGCAGTCTGATACTAAGATTTATTTTTCTAGTTGGAGTCCCGGAACATACAACTTGTTATACAATTTTTTAGGATCAGATTCTAAAATGTTATTGCCGTTTTTCTATGCACACAACGATGCTGAAAAATCTACATATGGTAGAGACGGTTCCCATCCTGGCCCAATAGGTCATTATGATTTTTATAAAAGGGCTATGGAGTACATAAATGTTTAAGTTTAATGAACTAAAGCAAATACATCTAGAGATTACCAACAACTGCCAAGCCAGTTGTCCTATGTGTAGTCGTAATCATCACGGCGGTGTTGACAACCCTTTGATTAAAATTAATAACTGGACACTTGATCACTTTAAACACACAATAAATTACGAAGTACTGGATCAAGTCAATGCTTTATACTTCTGCGGCAATTTTGGAGATCCGTTACTTAACAACGATTTAATAGAAATGATTGAATACGCTGTTGCTTATAATCCTAATGTTGAAATTAGAATACACACAAACGGCAGTCTTAGAAATAGCCAGTGGTGGGAACGTCTTGCTCGCGCTATGCCCGCTAATCATGTTGTAGTGTTTGCTATAGACGGGCTTGACGAAACTCATAGTTTGTATCGCATTGGCACAGACTACAATCAAATATTGCGTAATGCATCTGCATACATTAAAGCAGGCGGCATAGCAGAGTGGGCGTTTATTAGATTTAAACATAATGCTCATGAAGTTGATACTGCAAAGTCTATTGCTAGCGAAATCGGATTCCAACGTTTTGTCATGAAAGACAGCAGTAGATTTGTGCTAGACAACAAGTTTCCTGTACTTGATAAAGCGGGCGAAATAACGCACTATCTTGAACCAGCTAATGAAAGTAAGATTGTCTTCATAGACCGCAAAGTGCTTGATAACTACAAACAAATAGTTGCCGCTAGTACAATTGATTGCTATGCACAAAAGAATAGAGAAATTTACATAGACGCATTTGGCAGAGTGTTTCCATGTTGTTGGCTAGCCAGTACTCCATATAACTATACTGAAAACGGGTCTATGATTCTAGAAGTTCGCCAAGTAATGATTGATCAATACAACAGCATGATAGACGACTTTGGTGGCATTGATAATATTGACACACAATATCATAGTATTAAATCTATTATAGACTCTGATACGTATCAAACAGTTTGGGATAGATATTGGTCCGATCCTAAGATGGTAACTTGTGCAAGAGCTTGCGGAATTAATTCGCTGAGTAAACCTATTGATCAGTTTACTGAAAGAGAAAGTTTATGATTGAAACAACTGCTATTAGAAATACAAACAACGAATCCTTTTCCGTTGTCTGGGACACTGGAAGAAGATG